CTTATTTTCAAAATAAATTCTTCCTTTATAGGTTAAATAAATATATCCCTCACCATTATCGGATAATTGAGTATCAATAAAACCATTATTAGCAAGATAGTCAATACAATCCAAAATAACAGATTGTTTAATATCAGCAAATGCAGAGTATAACTTTTCTGTCGAAACGGAATCAGTTGAAAGATATTTATTAATATCTATTAAATATTTTAAAATTTTTTCTGATTGTGAATCTAAAAACATTATAATCACCTCGCTTTCTATGGTGATTATAGCATAAGTTTACAAAAAATACAAATAAAAAAAGGAGCAAGGAAAAATGTATGAAGTAAATAAAGTATCTGTAACATTGGATACGGAGCAATTTGAAAAGGCAATAGAAAAGGCAAATGAATTGGTTGAAATAATCAATAGAGTTAAGACACTATCAAAGGATTTAGCCGATATTATGGAAGATTTGGATTTTAAACCGACGATTGTTAATCAGACTATAAACAATTTCAGCGGCGGAAAGGTGGAAAAAGAAAATGAAAGAGTATAGCAATTTAGCGGAAATAAGCGCCGAAACGATACCGGATTCGGTCATAAGTGATTTAGCGTCATTATTATATGAAGTATTTTGTGAAAAAGAGCAAAGCCAAGAAAAAACAGCATAGTTAAAATAGGTTCGCAGGCAGATACGAACCGCCCGAATTGTAGTCCCCCTAATATGTTATGAAATTTTAATGAAATCTGATAGGGCGGTTCCTATGTGCCTGCGAGCAGAGGGCAAAGGAAGATTAAAAGATATGGAGAAAAGTCTACTGAAAGAAAAATATGAAATAGAGGCGATATATAAAAAGCCTCTGCCTGTAAGAACATATATATGTGAGAAAGTCAAAGGTAGGTCAGAAGTCGACGCGGTAATACGTTTTTTAGCGAATAATGCGATAAGTCCGGCTGACTACATTATAACAACGAAGAAAATAGAGGAGGACGAAAATGTACGATAAATACATACAGCGAATAGACCAATTAAATGAACAGGGCAGGTGTTTGGCCATGCAAATGTTGGACGATTTACTGTCCAACAAGAAAAATCGCAAGGACTATGAAAGTCCGCGACAGAAGTTTTTGCGCGAAACGGACGAGGTTTTAGCATTGGTGAACCGTGAAAGTGGAGCAACGGTGAATGACAAAAAAGTATTGCCGTTGTTTAAGAAGAAAGTGCCTGCGCTATGAGTTACAGACAAAGGACATACAATCATCAATGTACGGTATGCGGTCAATGGTATATGACATACGTTGACCCGAAGAATATACCGGGGGCGGTAACACCGACAGGCGGTTTTATTTGTCAGAAATGCAGACAGGCGAAACAACCGACAACGCAACGAACAGCACCGCCCAAAACGGTGCAAATGTCAATCGACGAATTGACACAAAAAAAATAGTGGTTCAGCCAAACCACTACTTTTCCAAATACTATATGTGATATAAAGATACCCACATATCTATTATATCATATATCGAAAAAATAGGCAATAGCAAAAAACAAAAAAACCTTGATTTTTCAAGGCTTTATAACTTGTTTAAGTAATTAAATTTAGGACGAAAGCAGATTAAGATATATGGCATACATAGAAAAAACTATCATTGCAGGGGAACACATTTTCAAAGAAAAAAGTTTCTCCGCAAGATACGGTAAAAAGAATATTCCAAGAGGTCCGAATTGGAATGAATGTTCAGAGGTTCAACGGCGAAGAAATGAGTTGTTGAAGAAAAAAAGAATTGTTTGGAATATCTGTACAAATTTCAAAAAGTCGGATTGGTGGGTGACATTAACATACAGACGTACGGAACGTCCCGATAGTATGGTAATGGCAAAAAAACAACGCAGTCGATTTATTCGCCGATTGCGTGAGAGGTTAAAGAAGAAAGACATACCGTTGACATATACCGCAATGACTGAACGTGGTGTCAAGGGTGGGTTACATCATCATTTTATAATCAAAAATGTATTTGACATAGGTATCATTATAAGCCTATGGGAACACGGCAAGGTACATATAGAAAATATATACACCAATTCTATGTATGATTTGGCAATGTATTTTGTAAAAGGCGACAGCGAGAAATCGGAAAAAGATTTCACAAGTAGTCGGAATATGAAAAAACCAAAAATCAGATACAGAATAATACAAGCCGAAAGGTGGACAAGCACACCGAGAGCGAAAAAACACTATGAAATAATACATAGGTTTGACGGGTTCCACGATTTCAGCGGTTTTCCGTACCAAGAGTATGTAATGGTTAGGCGGTGTTGAAAAATGAATGACGGTTGTAACGGTTGTAAATACGAAGATACACCGTGCATAATTCGGATATGCGGAAACGCACCGAGAGCAACGGCGGAAGATATTAAATCATTTGAAAAATGTGTAATGTTAAACAAAATGAAATCAAAAAAGAGAGGTAAACATTATGGAAAGAATGACAGCGGAGCAATTCCGCGAATTAACAAATGAAAATAATAACAATGGCGAACAAATTTTGAGAAATAAAGTGAGTTCGGCAAGGGGCAGAGCGTTTGAGGGTTTATTGATGAGAGGGTGCAACTATTACCGTCAAAAAGAGATAGCGATAATTAATAAAGTCAATGAACCGTACATAGTTACGAAAAAAACAACAGGGAATAAATTCAGCGGTCGTTTTACAGGCCGTGCAGAGCCGGATTTCAAAGGGGTTCTGTACGGCGGTCGTGCTATTGCATTTGAGGCGAAAAGCACGCAGAAAAGCCGTATACAAAGAAATGCGGTAACAGATACGCAAATGGAGTGGCTAAGAGAACAGAAGGATTTTGGAGCCATTACGTTTGTGGCGATAAATATACAGGACAAATTTTATTCAGTCCCATTTGATGTGTGGGACGATATGAAGAATATTTACGGGAAGAAATTTTTAATGCCCGAAGATATTGCAGGTTACGAAGTGAAATATGACGGGGCTGTCCGATTTTTAGAGTATGAGGACGGCACAAGAGTTGAGGGGGTATAAAAATGAGCAAAGAGAAAATATTGCCGTTGGCACTGATAGTCCTACAGGGTGCATCAGCTATACCGTATACAATTACAGGTGATTGGCGACACACAATATACTGGATTGCGGCGGCGGTGCTGAACATTGCCGTAACATTTTGACAGGGGGCGACAGAATGAATTTAGAATACATACTGAAATTATGCAAGAAAAATCGTCAAATAATGCTACTGTCATACGGCGGATATAAATTTTTATCCGAGGGTCACGTAGCGGTTATGGTGCAAGGAATTTGTCCGAAATGGACGGTTGATGACTATTTCACTGCAATAGGCGGTGACAATGAGGTCAAAGATATTTTTACGTTGACAGATAACACAGAAAACCCACAACCGGTTATTGATGTTGACGAGTTAAAAGAGTTACAGCCGTTAAAATATTCGCTGACGTCCGGTAAACAAACATACAAAATGTTTGTTATGGCAGACGGAAAAATAATGATAATACAGGAAAAATATTTAGATGTATTTCGTGATGAATTCGCACCGGAATATTATTATCGTGATAATCCGTTAGAACCCAATGTATATGTGGTTGTATCGGGTATATGCGTTGGGATAATAATGGCTATGTATTTCGATATGCAACAGTTGGCAGATTTCGGTGGAACGTTGAGCGAGGGTTTCAAACGAAATTTGAAAGACGGATTTTTGGATATGGGCGGTCAAATTGAAATAACCGACTAAATCCCAAGTGATTGAGAAGAAAGAGAGGAAAAAACAATGATAAACACGGTCATAAAACAGATAGAGAGGCAACAGGCAGGAAAGGAAAATACTGCGCCATATTATGTTGGTGAGCAGTTGAAAGACATCATCAGGAACAATCCACAGGCGGCGGAAATCGTCGGACAGGATTTAAAAGTAAAAGAAATGAGTATTGTTGAATGTGAGAAAAAGATTAAAGCTTATGCGGATAAACACAAAAAAAATAATTTTGCGTGTGTAACACCGCAACAGGCAGAAAAAATAATCTGCGAATTTTACGGAATACAGATAACAGCTCCGGTGGCGGAAAAAATTAAGCCATCCGAAAAAATCGTCACATTGGCAGATTTAATATAGGGGGCGGTTATATGTATGATGAAATAGATTACATATTGGCACGATTGAACGAACCGCCCAAAGGTTTGGCCGACTGGTGCAATGAAAAAAGAAAAATGGATTTATTAATATACAAAGTTGGGTACTATTATGAGCCGTTGGAGGACAGAAACAAAAAGTGTGTTAAATCTAAATGTACCGCTTGCGGAGCAGTTACAATGCAAGAATACACAAAATTAAATAACAGAATAGGATTTATTCATTCAAAAACAGGTGAAGAAATATTCGGCAATAAAAAAACAACGTGTCCCGAATGTGGTAAATCGGTAACAGCTGAACACGTCAGCTGTTTCGGCAGTCGAAACGGAACTGTTATAGAACGATACTGGCCCGTTACATTCCATAATGTCAACGGAAATGTTGCCGTATTGCAGTGGTGCGGTGAACGACGTGTTGACAGAACTGGCAAAGATGAATTGAATATATATCAATATTCCGGTGCGGTATTTTCCAAAACGGAAAAAATACGTCTGACGGGGTTTTATTCAAACTACTGGAACAGACAGTGTTTTCTGGGAAAATGGGAAACGCGAAAAACATTTACGGACCGCGTAGAGGGTGTGAATATGGCGGAAATATATCAGCCGGAAGAAATTCCAAACGTGCTGAAAGGCACATTTGCAGAAAATTCTAAAATGGATATGTATATTGAATGTGCGGAGGCAACATATCCGGTTACATATCTGCGATTATATCAGCGTTATCCCAACGTTGAAAATCTGATAATGAATGGGTTAGGTGGATATGTCAACAAATTGATACAATCGTCAATGTCATATGCACAAAACACGCCAACGTTGAGAAATTTCAAGGGATTAAAGCTGAAAAAAGCAAAACCCAATGAAATTTTAGGCATCAGCAAAGAGGAACTGCGGTGCATAAAACAAAATGAGTGGGATAGCAGTAAAATTGACCTGTATGTACATACACATACGCAGGGTGTAACGATACAGAATATTGATAGAATTGTACATAAATACGGTTCACGAATTGAACCGCTAATCGGAACAGGTGCCGACATACCGAAAACAATGCGTTACATTGAAAAACAAAACAAAAATTTAGAGGACGCAGTAACATATTACAACAGGGTGCAGTACATTGTTGACTATTGGAATATGTTGCGGAAAAACGGTCATTATACGACTGATACGGACATTCTATATCCGCAGAATTTAGTAAAATCGCATAATGATGAACAACGGATTTTACAGATTGCCGCAACAAAAGAACTGGAGAAAGATTTCAAGAAACAATATAACAAACTAAAAAAATATTGTTTCACCTGCGGCGGTTTATCAATACACCCTGCCGAAACAGAAATTGAAATGATAGACGAGGGCAGAGAGTTACATCACTGCGTAGCAACGTATGCTAAACGTCACGCGAGCGGTCAGACGGCTATATTTTTTATCCGTCATATAAATGAACCGGATAAACCGTATTTTACATTGGAATTTGATTTTAAAAATATGTGTGTCAGACAAAACAGCGGATTACGGCACTGCGAGAGAACGCAGGAAGTCCAAGATTTTGAAGAAAAGTGGGTTGAGTTCGTCAAGAACACAGCCGGAGCGAAAAAAGAAAGGAAAGTAGCATAATGGAAAATAAAAACGAGATAATCGAGGCGGAATATAGAGAGATAGACAGTTGTACACTGCCGGAAATTACGGCTGAAATTAAGTACATCACCGAGAGTATGAACAGAACGTTATTAATCGGGATAATCGAAATCGGTAAACGTTTTGAAATCGCAAAAACACTGGTCGACCACGGCAAGTGGGGCGAGTATTGCGAGAAGTATACAGGCTATAGTCAGAGTATGGCCGAAAATTATATAAAAGCATATAAAGAATACGGAGCAGACCAACAAAATCTGTTCGGTGATTTCACAAAATCCAAATTGATTGGTAATTTGGGAATTACAAAATTAATCGAACTGACCGCCATTCCGGCTGATGAGCGAGAGCATTTCGTCGAAGAAAACAACATAACAGAGGAAACCACCGTTAAACAACTGCACAAGTTGATACAGGAAAAGACTGACGCACTGGACAGAGCAGAGAAAAAGCAGGCAGTGGCAGAAAAAAAGTTGGAAGAACAGATAAAGCAGAACGAACAGGCGGCGGAAGATAATCGTTTAATGATTGAACGCCTGCAAGCGGAGTTAGACATTAGAAATGCAGATCCTGCGACGGTTCCGCAAGACGAGTTAGAGAAGATGATGCAAGAGGCAGACGAAAAGGCTAAGCAGTCATTACAAAAAGAAATTGACCGACTGCAAGCCGAAAAGGAAAAAGCGGAGAAAGCGGCGGAAAAATCGAAAGAAAAATATAAAAAGTTAAAAGATGATGTTTCAGCCGAAAAAGAAAAAGCAGAGGCGGCGGAAAAAGAAAACGAGGAGTTAAAAAAGACCATTGAAAAACTGCAGAAAGAATCACTATTAGGCAGTAATGAAAAAATGGTTAAATTGCAGATGTGTTTTGAACAGGCACAGACCGCAATTATAGCGGTTAAAACCGCACTTGCGGCGGTTGAGGGGTCGGAGAAATACGACAAATTATTTGCGGCGGTAAAAGAAACGTTGAAAGGAAAGGTGGAAGAAATATGAACCGAAAAGAAACAACCGAGTTTTTGAGTAATTTACTCATTGAAAGATTATCGGGTAGGGGTAAATACTACGCAAGCGAAGTTACACTTGATTATAGTGGTGGAAAAGGCGAAAAAAAACGTGTTGATTTTATACAATTCGTGCCAAAAAATCAAAGCACGAGTGGAATTGAAAAAGGCGAGTTTGTTTTTTACGAAATCAAGAGTTGCAAGGCTGATTACCATAGCGGCAACGGCTTAAATTTTGGTGGTGACAGAAATTATGTTGTCACAACAATGGAAACATATAAACAAATTAGGCGTGAAGTGCCATGGAGCGTAGGGGTATATGTGGCGTGCCCCGAGAGCAGAGAACCCACAGATGAGTTTAAAAGTCCGACACCAATAGATGATAAAACGGTAGATTGGACGTTGAAAATTGCAACAGTGGCACACCCAAAGGACCGTCAAAGGTCAATGTCGCAGTTATTATTTTATATGCTAAGGTCGGGAAAGTGAGGTACAGTAATGACGGTGCAGGAATTACAAGAATTTGCGAACGAATTAATTGAAGTTGGCAAGGACGATTATATAGTGGTGGCGGGTGAAGGATATTCATATGTAACCGAAGAAAGTATAGAAGTTGACGACAGAGAAAAAGAAATCACAATATATTGAGAGAGTGAAAAAGAAATGAGAAAAAGATTGAAAAAAGAGGAGGCCCAAAAATGAGAAAGACATATTGTTCAGTATGTGGAAAAATGATGAACGAAAAAATCGACGAAAACAGTGGCAAACCGTTTAAAATACAAATATGTTCCGTGAGCTGTATCAGCGAGGCGTGGCATAATGTCATCGAGGCACTGAAAAAAGGTGTACGTCCCGAATGGGTGTACATCTGCAACGGTGAACAACCGCAACCACAGTCACGAAGTAACAATAAACGGTATATATACCATAATCGAATTGTGTTTTTACAAAATCAAGGGTTCACGATTAAAGAAATCAGCGAAGAATTAAATATCGCGATAGCGACGGTATACGGTTCGTTAAAACAGTACGGAAACGAAATGATATAAAAACGGGAAGGAAAAATAAACAATGAGAAAGTATAAATCAAAGTACGGAAAACCGTACATACGTCGTCTGAAAGCAGGCGATTTTAAAAAAATAATGAACAATGAAGAATGCGGAGGTTTGTTACGGTTATTCTGCCAAGATGTCATAGAATTGGCACATAGTCATAACAAACAGGTATACGTATTGACGACTGCCGGTATCGGTGAGATTTCATTTGTAAATACCAACAAACAGTTTATGAAACAATTATTGGGACGAACAGTAGGATATAAAGAATTAACGAACAAAGAATTTAACAGGTTATGTAATGAATATAAAAATGTGGCGGAAAAGTCACGCAAATTAAAAAGGAAAGCGAAAAAAGTAAAAGCACGGGTAGAACAAGCGGAAAAGGCTACGCAACGGTTAGGAAATACGGCGGGACGTGCGGCGGAAGAAACAACGGATTTGAAAGGGGTACAAAAATGAACAGACAGGAAAAAGAAAAATTCATAGCAGAAAAGAACAACGAAATAAATAATATTTTTGAAGAACTCACAAAAAGCAAAGAGCCACATAAAGAATTTGCGAAAGCAAAGAAAAAGTTTATGGAAGTACAAACCGAATTAATGAAAAGTTATGTGTCCGAATTAGAGGACGTTATAAATCCGATGAATGAAACGGTAAAAGTTCCGTTAGCGGCGGCATTAACGCTTGTTGCAGATTTAATAAAACAAGATATGTCATTCACTGATAAGAAAATGATAGACGTGTTGTGTTTTATAAATGCAGCACAATTAGAGGCGGACGAGGAGGAAAAGCATTGAAAAGACTAATCAATCCAAACCGCCGGCAGAAACTATTTCTTGCCGAACACGGTTTAAAATCGGAAAATTGGAAAATTGAAAAGGAAACACCGGAATATCTGTACATTGTAAGTAAAAACGGGCAACACCGCCTGTTGAACAAAAACTAAAAATCGCAATCAATTAGGACAGGGGGATATATCATTGACGCAGAAAGAATTACAGGAATACAGAAAAATAATGCGGAATGCAGAGAGTATTGAATATCAGATACAGAAATTGCAGTCGCAAATCAACAAAGTGACGGCAATAGTCAATGATATGCCACGCGGCGGAAAGTCAACCGATAAATCCGAATTGATTTGCAAATTGATTGATTTACAGGAACAATATAAAACAGAATATTCAACGGCGGCGGAAAAGTTGAAAACAATCGAAACTGCGATTGCGGAGTTGTCGGACCCACAGGAACAGGCGGTACTGCGATATAAATACATATTAGGACTGAATGAAAATAAAATCTGTCTAAAAATGCACTTTGAGAAAACAAAAATATACGAAATTCATAAAACAGCGTTAAAAAATTTGCAAAAAAATAAAAACGCGGAGTAAAACGGAGTATATTTCGTGTTATTATAGTAATGTGAAAAATTCACAATAGGGTTTTCTCCTTTTTTTCTTCTATCAATCGGGAACCGCCGTAGCGTGTAAACGGCGGTTTTTGATTGCGAGAAAATCCCAATCAATTACGAAAGGCGGACGGAACATTGAAAATTGTAAATAAAAATATTTCGGATATAAAACCATATGAAAACAATCCACGCATTAACGTTGACAGCGTGGATAAAGTGGCGAACAGTATCAAAGAATTTGGATACAGAGTGCCAATCATCATAGATAAAAACAATGTAATCGTCGCAGGACACACACGTTTGCTTGCGGCGGAAAAGTTGGGTATAACGGAAATACCGTGTATAGTCGCAGATGATTTAACAGAACAGCAAATCAACGCGTTCCGTTTGGTTGATAATAAAACAACTGAATTTTCAGATTGGGACTATGAAAAATTAAAAGAAGAACTGTATGCGTTAGATATGGATTTATCGGAATACGGTTTTGAAAAAATCAGCGAAGAATTTAAAGAGGCGTTAGACAACACCTCAAAAGAACTGTCGGCAGATGAATATAACGACGATAATTTTGAGTGTACCTGTCCGCGTTGCGGGTTTAAATTTAACAGGTGATGAATATGTGGAAATGGAAACTGCGTGATATAAACCGTGTACAGAAAAACGGATTGAATGTGTTCAGTTGTTTTTCCTGCGGCGGTGGGTCAACAATGGGATATAAATTAGCCGGATATACGGTGTTAGGCAACTGCGAAATTGACGAAAAAATAAATAAAATGTATGTTGCAAATCATCACCCAAAATACAACTATCGTATGGATATACGACAATTCAAAAAATATGCGAATATTTCTGATGAACTGTATCAGTTGGATATATTGGACGGTTCACCGCCTTGCAGTACATTCTCTATCGCAGGCGACAGAGAAAAGGCGTGGGGCAAAACAAAAGTGTTCCGAGAGGGTCAGTCGGCACAAACATTGGACGACCTGTTTTTTGAATTTATAGACGTGGCCGAAAGGTTGCAACCGAAAGTGATTGTTGCCGAAAACGTCAAGGGAATAGTACAGGGAAATGCAAAGGGATATGTAAACGAAATCATAAAACGATTATCGGCAATCGGTTATGATACGCAGATATTTTTATTAAATGCTGCATTTATGGGAGTACCGCAACGCCGTGAGCGTGTGTTTTTCATATCACGGCGGAAAGATTTGCAGTTTGGAAAACTGACATTGAATTTCAATGACAAACCGATACTGTTCGGCGAAATCAGTGACGGTAACGGCAGACCGATAAATACATCAACATTACTGTATAAACGTTGGCAACACCGACGACCGAATGACCGAAGTATCGGAAACATAAACGAACGGCTGACGGGCAAAGACAGTAATTTCGGTACACAGATATGTCACGCACAACGCGTGGCAAGTACATTGGTGTCGGGCGGTGCGTATGTCTACTATGAAAAACCGTGTTATATATCCGATATGGATATGATACATATGCAGACGTTTCCCGAAGATTATAATTTTATGGGACAGTCGGTACAGTATGTATGCGGAATGTCTGTTCCACCGTTGATGATGAAACGAATTGCAGAACAAATTCATCTGCAATGGTTTAATAAATAAAAAAAAGACGTGAGGTGCGGGAACACCTCACGCCATACATCAGAGCCATACCTCTGATGCAGATAGTTTATATATTCGCGAACATTAACTATCTGCATTATTATATTACAAAAAAAGAGGGTTTTCAAGTGTATAATGATGTAAATGAGCAAATAAAAAATGCCTTGTTGAAACGTGCAACAGGGTATGAAGTAGAGGAAAAAGAAATAATCATTGACAAAAATAAAAAAGACACAGGCAAAGTCAAGGTCATAAAGAAACATATTCCACCCGACTTAAATGCGATAAAAACTATAAACAGTCTTATACAACGTGGGGAATGGTAACAAACAAAGCGGCGGAAAGTTCCACCGCTTTTTTAGTGCAGAAAGGACCAACAATGAAAATATATTACGAAAAAAATACGAAAACAAATAAAAAAAGCCGCAAACAATCAAAAAAATACGGATTGACATACAAATTTTCAAAATGGCTATTCATATGCAAATGGCGATTTAATAATCGTAAATGGTGTGAGTGCCGGCACAAGCGCAGAGCGTTAGAACGTGCGTTGACAAAAAACAGATTTATTTAATTTTTTGTTAAGTTTTGTTAAGGTGTTTGCGTACGCACACGCGCGCGTTAATGGTAGAAATTAAAAAATAGCGAAAAATATATTAACAAAGTGAGGTGAGAAACTATGACGAAAAAAGAAAAAATGTTCGTTGACGCATATGTAAAGGACATCAAGAGAAATCAGACCGCGGCGGCTATTGCGGCAGGTTACAGTGAAAAAACAGCACCGCAGGCAGCAAGTAGGCTGATGAAGAAAGACGAAATCAAACAGGCTATTGATGAACGTCTGAAAGAACTGCACGAGCAAAACACAGCACAGGCGAACGAAGTCATAGAATTTCTCACGGCGGTAATGCGTGGCGAAAACGTTGACAATATCCCGATATTTGTCGGTGACGGTTTTCAAAAACTGACAGAGGGGAAACCGCCTGCCAAAGACAGACTGCGTGCGGCGGAAATGTTGGGTAAATACTACGCATTGTTTACAGACAAATTAAACGTTGACGGTGATATGGACTATAGCATAAATATTGATTACGGGGGCGAGGACGAATGAACAAAATAACAGTACCGTTCAATCCGATATTCAAGCCTGTACATCAATGTAAAAAGCGTTATGTTGTAATGAAAGGCAGTGCCGGAAGCGGTAAGAGTGTTGATACTGCACAACTGTACATATTGCGTTTAATGCGTGACAAAGGGCGTAATTTGGTATGTGTGAGAAAGTCCGATATAACAAACCGTGACAGTACATTTGCCGAGTTGGAAAGTGCCATAAACCGTATGGGCGTAGGCAGAGCGTGGCGAGTTACGCAAAGTCCGTTGTCGTTCACCTGTATAAACGGCAACAAGATTATATTTCGTGGTGTAAACGATAACAAGCAACGTGAAAAACTGAAATCAATCACATTTGCGAATGGTAAGTTGACCGACGTATGGATTGAAGAAGCTACGGAACTTGTACAACAGGATTTTGAAATTATAGATGACCGTTTGAGAGGTGAACTCCCCGACGGTCTTTTTTATCAGATAAAGCTGACATTCAATCCCGTGTCATCAAGTCACTGGATAAAGAAAGTGTTTTTCGATATACAGGACGATAATGTCTTAACGCATCAAAGCACATATTTAACAAACCGATTTTGTGATGAGGCGTATCGACAACGTATGTTACGACGTAAAGAGGTTGACCCTGAGGGCTACAGAATTTACGGCTTGGGCGAATGGGGCGAAACAGGCGGATTGATATTCTCAAACTATCGCATTGAAGAATTTGATACAGATATGAGCCGTTTTGACGCTATGGCAATAGGACAGGACTTCGGATTTAATCACGCCAATGCTATATTGACGTTAGGTTATAAGGACGGCGATATTTACGTTTGCAATGAACTGTATGTACACGAAATGGACACGACAGAGATTATCACTAAGGCTGACGGGAAGTTCAGCAAAAGTCTTGCAATGTGGTGCGACAGTGCAGAGCCGGACCGTATAAAAATGTGGCGAAAGGCAGGCTATCGCGCAAGGGCAGTTGTTAAAAATCCGAACAGCATACAATCGCAGATTGACTGGCTGAAAGGCAGAAAGATACACATTCACCCGTCTTGCGTGAATGTAATCAAAGAGATACAGCAATGGCGTTGGCGAGTTGATGAAAAGTCGGGCGAGTATACTGATGAACCTGTCAATGTATTTGATGACGCAATGGCGGCACTGAGATACGGCATTGAGAGTTGGCGCAAGGATAAGAAAGCTAAAATCTATTCAAGAGAGGAGTACGGAATATGATAATTGATGAAGATATAGTCGCAGGCGGTGTGACACCGTTCATCATAACGAAATTGATTGAACGGCACGAGCGAGAGCGACAGAGATACCGATTATTGCACGATTACTATATGGGCGATCACCGCATTTTAAGCCGCAGAAAAAGAGGTAAAAACGTGGCAAACAACCGCATAATGTGTAATCACGCAAAGTACATAACAGATATGACGCAGAGTTATCTTGTCGGCAATCCTGTAACATACGCAGTATCGGACGAATACGATATTGAGGCAATCAAAAACGAATATTTGGAACAGGATATGCCGAGTGTGGACAGTGAAATTGTAAAGAATATGAGCATTTACGGCAAAGCATATGAACTGATTTATGCAGACGAAAAAAGCAAGCCGAGAAGTGTCCGATTGGATCCGGAGCATACATTTGTATGTTACTCACAGTCGGCATTTGAAAAGCCGTTGTTTGCGGTGTATTACTACAAGAAATACGACCTTGACGGCTACTGCACAGGCAGTATTTGTCGTGTGTATGATGAATCGTTTATATATACATACACAGGTCTTGACAGCTATACGGCATTGTCATTGCAAAATGTTGAACCGCATTACTTTTTTGATGTACCTATTATCGAATACAGAAATAATACGGAAATGCAGGGCGATTTTGAACAGTTGATAACACAGATTGACGCATACAATGTGTTGATGTCAGACCGAATAAACGACAAGGAACAATTCGTTAATTCGCTGTTGTTTTTGTGCAACTGCGACCTTGACACCGAACAGGCAAAAAAATTATTGGTAGAACGTATCTTAATGGGTGACGGTGACGCAAAGGCGGAGTATCTGTCAAAGGTGCTGAACGAGGCTGATACAAAGGTGTTGCGTGACGACATCAAGGACGATATACACCGTTTGTCACACGTTCCCGACCTGTCGGACGAAAGTTTCGGCAACAATTTGTCGGGTGTGGCGATAAAGTATAAGCTGTTGGGATTTGAACAGCACGTCAAGAACAAAGAACGTAATTTTGCTAAGACATTAAGAAAACGTTTAGAGATTTACAACAATTTCTTAGTGACATTAAACGCAATGAAAGAAGTGCCGTCGCACAGAGTTGATATTGGATTTACATATAACTTGCCTGCAAACGAACTTGAAATAGCGCAGATGATTAATTACCTCAAAGGTCTTGCGTCTGACGAAACATTATTAGAGCGTCTGCCGTTTATAACAGATGCCAAGGAAGAAGTTGAAATAGCACGCAGAGAGCAAGCGGAAAAGTCCGCCGAGGATATGCGTATCGCTGAAAGTTCGGCAAGGAAAGTAAACTACAATGAAGAGTAAGGCATATTGGGTAAAACGTGCCGTTGAAGTTGAAACATATTTGCAATCGCAAGCGGACAGCGTTAAGGACGGTGTAATTAAGGCATATGAGCGAGCAATCAAGAATGTAAACAATGACATTGAGAAAACGTTTAAAGCCTATATTTCAACCGATATACCCGAAAAAGAGGCACGTCGGCTGATGAGTATAGCCGACAGCGACAAACAGTACGAAGAACTGCTTGAACTGTACGACGAAACAGACGACAAGACAGTCAAAAAGGAAATTCTAAACCGCATAAATGCACAGGCATACGGTGCGAGAATTAGCCGATTAGAGGGACTGAAACGTAATGTATATATTTACTTTAGGCACGTTGCAAACGAGGCTATAAAGGAGCAAAAGAAACTGTATGACAGTGCGGTAAAGACGGCGTATTATACGAATATTTTTGATACCGCACAAGGTTTAAACTGCGGTATTGATTTTTCACTTGTACCGCAAAAGGCGGTTAATATGGTATTAAGAGAGCCGTGGCACGGTCACAACTACAGCGAGAGAGTGTGGATACATAACGACAGATTTATACAGGCAGTCGGACAGACGATTGAGGACGGTATAATCAGCGGTCACAGCGTAAGCCGTATGACTGACAAGCTGATTGATTACGTCAAAGATACTGCACCAGGCGGAATACGAACATCAGCCGAAACACTTGTGCGAAGTGAAACGGCACATTTTATGAACCAAGGGCAGAGAATGGCATATGAGGAAATCGGCATAAAACAGTATCGTTTTGTTGCGGCACTGTCTGAATTGACGTGTGACACTTGCGGTAATCTTGACGGTAGCGTGTTTGATACAGATAAAGCCGTTGAGGGCGAAAACTTCCCACCGATACACCCACGCTGTCGTTGTGTTACGGTTATGGCAGACGTGAATTTGTCAAGTCGTATCGCCCGTGACCCGCTGACAGGTGAGAATTACAAGGTTGACGGCAATATGACGTTTACAGAGTGGAAAGATAGTCTTTCTGATGAACAGAAAGCGGCAATGAAATATGTTGACAATTTCGGTGGAAGTGGTATAATAAATTATGCAAGGGCAAGTGACATCTTCTTGTATGAAAAGGATAATATACCATCATCGGCACAAATCTTGCCGGAGGATATTATAAAAAATCTCGAAATATCCTCAATCGGAAGAGAAACGATTAAATACATAGAGGATAACAATGTTGCAGTGTATTTGAATTATGAAAGGCAGATACATTTCAACAGAGGATTTCAAGAAGGTAATATTGTAAATGTTTTTATGAGCAATATACTAAATGAAACGGTTGCAGCACAAACTGTTATACATGAGGTTACTCATGCAAGATATAATATAGGGAAGTGCCAATGGGCAGAGGCGGTATGCTTTGCACAAGAGAAGAAACATATAATCGGGAGAAACGAATTAACGTTTTCCGAAAAACGATATATAGTAGAATTAGCAAAAAAGAATTATCCTGAATATGAATGGAAAAAAGGAGGGTATAGTGGTGGAAAATATTTCTAATATTGTAGATAAATTAAGAAGTGGTGAAGTGGTCCGTTGCTTGAAATGCAACGAAGGCAAATATATCACTAACCCTAAATATTTAAAAACAAGTCATTGTTATTGGTGTGATAAATGTGATGATACAATACATATTACACCAGCAGATGTGATTGTTGAGTAGGTAATAATAAAAGCACTATCAAAGCGGTAGTGCTTTTTTAATGCAAGAAAGGCGGTGATAGTGTGAAAATAGCAAGAAAACACGCGTGTTATACATAGAAAGGAAAGGTGATCCGAATATCTCGTCCTTGACAAGACGTTAAACTGTCTTGTTTTTATACAAAACTTTAAGGAGGAAATTTAATTATGGCAGAACCAACACCAACACCAACACCAACACCAACACCAATGCCGGCACCCGAACCGACTCCCGAGCCACAGCCGTCGCTTACGCAGGAAGATATTGAAAAAGCGGTATCGGAAGCAAAAACAAAGTGGGAAAAGGAAGTTGAAGAAAAATTAAAGAAAGCCGAAGAAGAGGGCATGAGAAAAGCCAAGTTGACAAACGAGCAAAGGCAGAAAGAGGCAGACGACAAGGAAAGGGCAGAATTTGAAAAGGCAAAGGCAGAGTTTGAACGTGAAAAAATCGTTGCATATGCCGAAACAGAACTTGCCAAAAACGGACTGTCCGCCGAGATTGCAAAGTACATTGTAGCAGAGGATAAGGATAGCACAAAGGCGGTTATTGACAAGATAAAAGAAAGCTATGACAAAGATGTACAAGCAGGTGTTACCGAGCGTTTAAAGGGTAAAACACCGGATTTAAACGGTGGCAGTGGCGGTCACAACACAGGCAGTTTTATGGACATAATCAGAGAAAATCAAAGATAGGAGTGAAGTGTAAATGGGTTATTTAAAAAATGAATTGACAGGTTTTGTGCCTGTCGAACAGGCAACAGAAATCATCAAAATGGTGACAAGGGGTTCAAGTGTTTTAAGAATGGCGAAAGTCGAGGAAATGAAACACGAGAAGAAAAAGTTTAACGTACTTACGGACGGTCCGGGTGCATACTGGGTCGGTGAGGGTGAAAGAATTAAGACAAGCGGTGCTACTTGGATTCACCCTGAAATCGAAGCTAAGAAGTTAGCCGTTATTATTCCGGTAACAAAGGAAAAGTTGGAAGATACGACTATCAGCGTATTTGAGGAACTAAAGCCGGAAATCGCAGAGGCATTCTACAGAGCGATTGACGCGGCGTGCATTTTCGGTACAAATTCGCCGTTCAAGACAAACATTATGAACGCTATAGACAGCAAGCATATGGTTGTTATAGACAACACAAATATTGATATTGCTATATCTGACGCAATGTCAATGATTGAAGAAAACGGCTATGACCCGTCGGGATTTGTTGGACGTATCGGCGTTAAGAATATGCTTAGAAAATTGCGTGACGCAAACGGCGCACCGGCATACGTCAACGGTACAACAGGCGGTGAGTTGTACGGTCAGCCTATCGAATTTGTGCGCAACGGTGCGTGGGACAACAAACGTGCCGATATTATCACAGGTAACTTCAAGTATGCCGTTGTCGGTATGCGTGCAGGTATCAATTACGAAATTCTTACCGAGGCTACACTACAAGGCACTCTTGACAGTGACGGTAAACCGCTATCACTTGCGGAGCAAGATATGGTTGCAATCAAAGCTACTATGCGTTTAGGTTTCCTTGTGGTTAAGGACGACGCATTTGCCGCATTTAAGAACGGTGTTCCGACACTTGGCGAATTGACAGTTGAATCGGTTGCAGGCACAACAGGCAACACTGTTATTACGGTATCGCCAAAGCCTATCGGCGGTCACAAGTTGGTTTACAAGACTGCCGCAAGCACCGCTCCAAGCGTTGCATATGACGACGATTTGTCGAAGTGGACAGAGTTTAACAACGGTGACGAAATCACTGCGACAAACGGTCACAAGATTACAGTTGCGGAAGTTACCGCGGACGGCAAGGCGAGAAAGTCGGGCAGTGCCGACGTTGTAAGCGGTGAATAATATGGAACAGTTGGGGACACTAAAAATGTTGTTGGGAATTAAGGACGACGAGCAAGACAACTTGTTGTCCTTTTTGATTGATGACACGGTTAATATGATTATGGCGTACTGTCATATTGATGTACTGCCTCGTCAGCTTGAAAGCCTTGTTCCGAAAATTGCGGCGGATATGTACAGGGCGAAAGGTTACGGGGACAGTAAAAGTCCCGAAGTAGTCAAGAGCATAAGTGAGGGCGAACGTTCCGTGACATATACCGAAACCGACAACGATAAGATTTTCAGCAACTATTATAAACGCCTTGACCCGTTCCGAAAACGAAAGGGGCGTGTTCCGAGTGACATCAGTATTCAGTGATTTTTACGATAAAACTGTTATAATCGCAGAATATGAAATTGATGACTATACAGGTAAAACCGAAAAGACTGTATTGTCCGAAATCAAAGCCGATGTACAACCGTACAGCGGTGGCAGAGCAAGAGAGCAATACGGTTTAGATATAGAATGTCAAATGCGTATGTTCTGCGATATGTCAGACGACGTAAAGGTCGGTAACAAGGTTGAATATGACGGCGACATATATGATATAACATATGTGCAGAAATGGGACAGCGGTTTGGTAGCAATGCTCGAAAGGAGTAGGCTGAAATGAATTTTTCAATCGAGGGGATAGAGAACGTTGTTGACAAGCTGACACAGTATGCGTCGGGCGATAAAATACAGCGAGGTTTGGCAATGGCGGGTGAAGTCGTAAGAGCGCACGCAGTGGCAAACTGTCCTGTTGCAACAGGGCGATTAAAAGGCAGTATCGTAAGCCAAGTGGACGGTGACAGTGTTGCAATCGGTCCGACTGCCGATTACGGTATTTATGTCGAATTCGGCACAGGCTCAAAGGGCGACAAATCTGTTTCGCATACGTCAAAAAGGCACTGGACGTATTACAGTGGCGGTCGATTTTACACAACGTCGGGGCAAGCACCTAAGCCGTTCCTCGTCCCTGCGCTGAAAAATAACATAAGTGAAATAATTATGAAATTTAGGGAGGGGTACGGTGTTTGATATTGGTTTGGAATTACGGGATATTTTAAAGCAAATAGACGGTGTAAGTGTATGTTTTGCATATCCCGATAATTTTAATAAATTGCCTGCAATAGCATATTACACGCTTACGGACAAAGGTTCAATGTCATACGACAATACAGTCATTACGAATGATACGACTGTTCAGATTGATATTTACGCCGATTATCCGCAAACGTGTTTTGAATTGTCGGAGAGGGTATATAAATTGTTGACTGATAATGAATATTATCACGAAATGACAATGGACGTACCCAATCCCGATGACAAGAGTATAAAACATAGGACAATGAGATTTACGAAAGTAGTAGAAAGGAATGATTGATTTATGGCAAATACAAAAAAAAGAAAACCACTACCTACAATAGGTGTGGACAAGTACACATTTTTCGCAGTTTTAACAGACACATCAGAGGGCGCAACATATGGCGATCCGTATAATTTAAGAGGTACAGTCGAAATTGCACCGACAGACGCAGGCGGCAGTGATGTTTTTGACGCCGATAACGGTGCGTATGAAACATCAAACTACATTGAAAAATTAGGTCACGACATCACAAATGCCGATATTCCACCGGAAGTTGATTCAATGTGGCGTGGACTGACACAAAAAGACGGCGTTGTTGAGGTGGGCAACGATACAAAAACCGTTTATTTCGGTGTTGCGTGGAGAATTATGAAATCCGACGGCTCATACCGTTATGTGAGATATTACAAGGGTTCATACAGCTTTGCGTCAAACGTCGGAGGTAAAACAAAAGCGTCAAGCGGTGCGCCTGAAAAGCAAACTGCAAAGGCTACATACACAGCCGTACAACGTGATTTTGACAACAACTATTACGCATATTTTGACGAAAGCGATTTGCCGGAGGGCGTTACAAAGACAGAACTTGAGGAAAACTGGTTTAAGGATATGAACTACTATCCAGTGAAGAAAGCACTTTAAGACAAGGCACGCCGAAAGGCGTGCTTTTTTCGTATAGAGAGGAGTAAGTAACAATGCAAAGAGTATTAACATTTGTACACAACAAAAAGAAGTATGTATCAAAACCGTGGTGTTTCGGTGCGGCAACGTTGGTTGAAAAAGAATATATGGACGTTGCAGAGGGTGAAAAAGTAACGGCTACGTCGGTATGTGCAGATGCCGTTGACTATATGTTTGAGGGTACAGAGGCGACACAAGATATTTTGGACACGGCTGTTTCAGCAAAAATGAGAATGTGTCGTGAAGTTATGAAGTGGTTTATGGACGATTTTACGGGAAAAAACGAGGAAAGCCTGCCAGAGCAGGCAACCGAAAAGGAAGATTAAGCGATTTATATGGGACAATGCTGAAATATCATGGTATATTGCCGAATGATTTGGCAAAACAAGACCCAAGATTATTACTTGCAGTTATAATCGAGGACGAGGAAGAAGAATATACGGGAAATGACCCGTATTTAAAAATGTTTTATGGAATGTAGTGAGGTGATTTGTAGTGGCTGATGCGGCGGAATTAGTAGTAAGAATAAGAGGTGATGCGTCCGACTTAGAGGCGACAATAAGCAGTGTTGAAAGCGAATTGTCAAAATTGGAGCAGACGCAAAGCAAAAATAATAATACGAGTACAAAAGGTCTTACGGCATATAAAAAGCAAATGCAGGACGCACAAACTACCTTGCAAACAAGCCGTACGGCATTGACGAATACAAAAAAAGCGTATGAGGATAACGTCAAGTCTGTAAATAAAAATGTTACGGCACTGAAAGCACAGAAAACGGAATTAGATAAACAAATTTCTTTGCGTTCAAATGAAAAACGGTTGCTTACAGAGGCGAACAAAAGTCTTGACAAAAACAGTGTTGCATACAAAGACAACAAAAAGGCATTGAATTGGGTAAATACCGAGATTGAGGCATATACAAAGCAAAGTCAAAGTATATCTGATTCTATTCGTACGCAAGAGGCGGCATTGTCGGGAAGTAAAAAGGCATATACCGACGCACAAGCAACCGTCAAAAAAGCAACAGAGCAATACGAGGAATACGAGAAAGGCTTAAAAGCCGCTGAACGTGCAGATGAGGCGCAGAACCTACAGAATACAGGTAAGCGGTGGAAAGAAGTCGGTGAGGGTATAGATACTGTAACTAAACCGTTACAGTATGCGGCGACTGCACTTGCCGCGGGCGGTGTTGCGAGTGCCAAGTTTGCGATAGATTTTGAGAACAATTTCGCAAATGTAAAGAAAACTGTTGACGGTACACCTGAACAGCTTGAAAAGATTAGGCAAGAAATTATAGATATGACGACTGTCGGAATAAACGGACATTCTGCCATTCCTGAAACAACGGCAGAATTAACCGAACTTGCGGCGGCAGGCGGTCAGTTGGGTATAAAAACTGAAAACATATCTAAATTTACTGAAACAATGGCAATGCTCGGCACTGCTACAAATCTGTACGGCGAAGAGGGTGCGGCAACACTTGCAAAGTTCGCAAACGTTACAAAAATGGACCAAGAAAATTTTGACCGTTTGGGAAGTTCAATAGTTGATTTGGGTAACAATTTCGCTACAACAGAATCGGATATAGCTAATATGTCTATGCGTTTAGCTGGTGCAGGTACACAAATCGGATTAAGTCAAGCCGACATATTAGGTATAGCAACCGCATTGTCAAGCGTTGGTATAGAGGCTGAAATGGGTGGTAGTGCGTTCAGTAAGGCTATGATTGCTATGCAAATGGCAACTACAAACGGTTATACGCAGGTTAATGACGTTATGAACAAAACAGGAATGTCATTAAGAGATTTGCAACTACTATCCGCAAACAACAGCAAAGACTTCAAGTCATTGGCTGATGGTTTAGGCTACACAAGCACCGAACTAAATTCAATGATTTCGTCAGGCGTACAATTAGAGAATTTCGCTAAAATCACAGGAAAGACAACAGAAGAATTTAAGAATTTGTTTGATTCATCTCCTGCCGAGGCGATAGACGCATTCATCAAAGGTCTACAAAATGCCGACGGTGCAGGTGAAAACGCAATCAGTATGTTGCAGGATATGGGCTTTACCGAAGTGCGTTTGCGTGATTCTTTGTTACGTTTGGCAAACAGTGAGGCAGGTATCACCGAGGCGGTAACACGTTCAAATACAGCATGGAACGAAAACATTGCATTGCAGAACGAGTTTGACGCAAAGGCTGAAACAACTGCGTCACAGTTGTCAGTTACCAAAAACAATATTGTTGAGGCGGCAAGAAGTATCGGCGAAACAATGTTGCCGTCAATAAAAGACGCAAGCACCACAGTAGCTGATTTTGCAAAAGGATTGTCGCAAATGGACGACGAGCAAAAACGTGCTGTTGTTAATACCGGTGCTACGGTCATTGCTTTAGGTGCATTGTCAAAAGTCGGTGTCGGAGTGATTAAGGGTGCAGGCGATTTTGTTGAGGGATTAGGAGTAATCAGCGATAAATTGCCTATTATAGCAGACGCAACGTCAGCGATAAAAGTATCGACTGCGGGGTTAGGCAGTTCATTTTCTGCATTAGCGCCGATATTTGGTGCAGTATTAGCGCCTGCGGCGGTTGTTGCAGGGTATAAGGTTGTTGCCGACCACGTTACAGAGGCTATTGAAAACAACGCAAAATTGGGTCAAAGCTACAAGGAATTATATTCTCAGTGGCAAGATGCAGGCAACCAAGTTTCGCATTTGGAAAATCTGCGAAGTGAATACGAAAAACTAAACGAATCAATCAACAGCGGTACATTAAATCCCGAAGAACTCGAAAGCGCTAAAAACCGCATAAACGACATTATGCAGGAAATCAAGGCGACTACAAATGATGATACCATAAAATTAATGATTGATACGGGCGAATTTGACACCGCACTTGCAATGGCGGTTTCAAACGCCAAAGACAGTGCGAACGAAATTAAAGACGCATTGGATTTAACATCAGGCAAAAAGGCACAAAAGGCAGTATCAGAGGGGTACGACGCACTTCAAAAAGGTAGTTCCTATGGTGCTGATTATAAAAACCAACAAGAAGAAATGCGTGGGTGGTTGCAACAAGCGACAGACTACAAAACACAGTATAAAGCAATAGTTGATGAGATGAACGCCGCATATAAAGACGGAAGTTCTGAGAGAATAAAGGCGGCGGCATTAGAAAGACAATCGTTCATAAATGGTTTAAAAGACAGTGATTTTACTAAGGCATATGAAAGGTTTACGGGAAGTACATTCAAATTCGGTGATGTAGACGAAGTAATACAAGAAATACAAAATGTATCAAATGCGTATCGTGAAATAAGTGATAACATCGAAAGCATGGACGAACGAGCCAAGAACGGCAGAGAATCACTACAAGCTATGGCAGAAGTCGCAACAACGGATGCTATGAATTTAAACGGCTTTAAGGATATGCAGGAAGTCTTTGAAAGCGGCGGTAATGCTGTAGATTTAGTATGCAAACAAATCAAATCAACTATGACTGATTTGGGATTTGAAAATCAAGACATTGCCGCACAAGTGGCACTGTTTAAAAACGGTTTTCAAGACCTACAAGGCGCAATTAATAATAACGCATTAGACGCTGTTGTAAATGATTTTGTCAAACAAGGTAAAGAAATCGGACTAACATCAGAGGAAATAGTCACGAAAGCCGCATTAATGAAAAACGGTTTTTCTGATATTCAACAGGCTGTAGCGTCGGGTGATGTAAGTGGTTTAGTGAAAGACCTATCAAGTTTAGGTGGAGATTTGGGACTAAGCACAGAGCAAGTTGACGCATTGGCGCACAGTTTGGGATTATTGCCTGAGGATAAACATATTGAAATTGACGCAAGCGGTGATGTGTCTGCAATCGAGAACGCAAAAAATGCTGTCGAGGAAATAAATAACGCAGGCAATGTACAATTACAAGTCAGTGCAGAGGGCGATATTTCTGTATTGGACACAGCTGATGAAAAATTAAAAGAACTTGTCAAAAATGACGAAGTTCAGATTAAATTTAATGTCGATACAGGCGGTTTTGATATTAACGATTTGAATGGTAATAAGTTGGGTGAAATCACTGCAACGGGTAAAGTTATATGGACTAACGACAGCACAGAACCCGACAACTATACGGCACCACCCAAAGAGGGCAATGTTACATTTACAAAAGACAGTGCAGAACCTGACGGCTATCAACCCGAAGACAAATTTGCGACAGTCCATTATACTGTTTCTGTTGAGGGTTCGTCTATAGAGGGACTAAGCGATAAAAGTGCTCCGGCGGCAAAGTTTGGCAGTACGGGAATGTTCGTAAAAAAAGCCAAAGGTACACAAAATTTTGAGGGCGGTTTGGCAATGGTTAATGATGAAAAGGGTATATCTGACCCGCGAGAATTAATCGTTGACAAAGGACGTGCATTTATACCGCAGGGCAAGGACGTGTTATTGCCGTTGTCAAAGGGTGCAAAGGTGTACACAGCGTCGCAAACCAAGGCGATAATGTCGGGTATGGGTATACCGCATTACGCAACAGGAAAAGACAATTCGGACACGTTTACATCAGCCAAGGACGATTGGACGCATTACACCAAAACGCACGCAGTAACGACCGCACAAGAATTAGAGAAGTGGTTAGAATTTCAAGAGAAATTCAAATCGAACGACAAGGATATTGCCGATATTGAGGAACAAATTTTCTCTATTATGCAGAAACAGACGAAAGAGTTCAACGAACAGTCAAAGGCATACCTTGAAAAGCACAGTGCTATAAACGATTGGGGCGACAACGGCGACAATCCTATCGACGCTTTCAAACGTATAAAAGACAGAAATTATCAAGACTTACAAGACGCAAAAATCACTTGGGATGATTATGTTGACAACGTGTCGGACGCAGGCGAAACGCTTTATGACGATATGAAAAGTTACTCTGACAGTTGGCTTGAACATCAGCAGAAGTATCACAATATGTCGATAGACGACTACATTGCAGGTATCGACAGAGAGGCGGAACGTCTTGAAGAATTTTATGCGAATGACGTTATCAATTATCAAAAATATGTCGAAGAAAAGCAAGCACTTGAAGAAAAGCGTTTCGACGCAGTGGCTCAAAAGAACGCTGACGAGTATTCGGCGTGGCAAAAAGACGCAGACGCATGGCAAGAGTTAAGAAGCACGTATGATGATTGGGATAAGTATGGTGACAGTGAGGAAGATTTTCTAAAACGCAAGATTGACCGAGTAAAAGAGTTTTACAATGCAGGTAAAATCAGTTTTGAGGAATTTATTGACGATACGAACAAGTACAGTATGGAACTGTACAAGTCACAATCAAGTGCGGTTGATGAACTGCTCCAAAAGCAACAAGACTATATTTCAAATATCAAAGACGAATTTTCAAAGCAAGAGCAAGAACTTCGTGACAGTTGGGACGTAGCAGATCGCAAAACCGATATGTCAGAGGTACAGGCACAACTTGATGTGTACGCAAATTCAGTTACTGATAAGGGGCAACAGAAGTACAAAGAACTGCAAGAGCAGATGAAACAGTTGCAACGAGATGAAGAATTGTACCAACTACAGAAAAAGAATAATGCCACTATTGAAAGTCTTGAGGCTGAATACAAGCAAATGGAGGACGGCAAGAAAAACATTCTTACAGGATTGCAAAATGCCGACATCAACATATCTGCATATGTAGCAACGATAACCGATAAGGTTTCGGCGACAGGCGGTAATATAGAAAGTTTGCTAAGTCGAATGCTTGACAAATTCGATAGTTTCAAAATTGAAAATAATTCAATGAGCGACAACAGGAAGATCATAAATAACTTCATGCAAATGACACCGGAAGAAAAACAAGATGCATTGAACAAATACGTAGGATTATAGGAGGAAAGATATGCGTAACGGTTTTGAATTTAACGGCAAAAATACAACGGATTTTAAGCGATTGACGGTCAGAACAAAGGACCGTCCCGTATTTCCACAGGTAAAGGAGTTTACCGAAAATGTCAATGAAACAGACGGTGAATATGATTTTACAGACGTGTCGGGTCACGAATATTTCAATACACGAAAATTTCAGATTGATTTTAACATCGGTGCGGACAGTACCGAAGAATTAAATAAAAAGCTAACCGCTATAAGCCGTTGGTTTAAGGGCAAAGGCACGCTTATTTTTAACGATATGCCGTTTGTTAAATGGAATGTAAGAGTAATAGACGATGTGTCATATATGCCCGAAAACAGTGGTAAGAAAGCCGTTCTTTCGGTAACATACAAGGCAAAGCCTTTTTCCGAGTTGATATTTGACGCACTGAACGGACCTTGTCTTGACACCGATATTTCACTTGATACCGAAATTCCGATAGGTCAAGATGAATATTTAACATTAAACGGTAATGGCACATACAAAAACATACCGAATATCGGTGATGTACACGTCAAACCTATTATAACCGTAACAGGTGCAACAAGCCCTTTCACAATAGGAAATAACGGCAAAAATATCACTGTTAAGCATACTGGCGATATTGTTATTGACTGCGAAAAAGAGATAGCTTACAGCGGAAATACAAGCCTTATGGCATATGCAGAGGGTGAGTTTTTTGAACTTGCTCCTGCATTAGATAACACGATAACGGTAACAGGTGGCGGTGTCGTACAGATAAATTACACGCCTAAATTTTTGTACGACGTAGATTTTGATAATATGAAATGGAGTGAATAATATGGCTTTTAAATTACACGAATGGAACGAAACAGACTTCACAGGCGGTTGCCTTGCGTATCTTAACAAGGCGTATGAAGTGGCGGTGTTTGAGGGATTGCAGGAAACGCACACAGTTTCTTTTAAGTACCCTATGAAAGACGAAAAAGCGGAGCTTATAAAAGAAAATCGTATAGTATCGGTTGAAGGACAAGCATACCGCATTACATTTGTAAAGCGAGATTACAGCGGTTCAAGAATTATGACGGTGAAAGCTAACCGAATATTCTATGATGACGCACTTCATCATCACTTGCCGACAATCGGCAACGATACGGACGTGACAAAATCAACGATTGGTGTTGACCCATACGACGTTATAAAACTTGCGATAGCCGATACAAAGTTTGAGCTTATACCCGACAGTGAACTTAAGGAAATGGGTATGACGAGAATAGGCGCAGACGGCGTTAAAATCGACTTTTACCCGACTGATAAGATAAATACTTATGACGTAATTCAAAACGTCATAGAGGCTTACGGCAGGGGTGAAATATATTATGACAATTACCGATTTGCGGTTGTGGAGCGTATCGGTAAGGATAACGGCGTGAGAATGTCAATAAAGAAGAATATGACAAGTCTTTCTGTCGAGAGAAACACGCAAGAGCTGACGACAAGACTGTATATGTACGGCAAGGACGATTTGACGATTTCATCTGTAAACGGCGGTAAGCCGTACATTGACAGTAAAGAGGGTATCGAAAAGTACGGTATTCGTGAGGCATATAGGGATTACAGCGATTACGATGACCCCGAAAAGCTAAAGGCGTTTGGTGAGTGGGACTTAAAGGGCGAGGGTAACGAGTATAGACTTGACCGCCCTCAACTGACAATCACGGGTGATGTGGTTGATTTGAGTAAACTCGCTGAATACGGTGATTTTTATAAAATCTCTTTGGGTGATACAGTACACGTTTTTGAAGATAATATCGAACATAAACAACGAATTGTATCAATGACATATTATCCGTACAGTGCAAAACAGCCGTCAGTAACAATCGGTCAGCCTACATTGGCTAATGCGTATTACCGCGCGTGGTATATGGGCAAGCTGATAAAAACTATTCAGAAAAATTCGGGCAGAGCGAATAAGCTGAAAACAAGTTATTTTCACGGTACGGTGAACAGTACCCAAAACCCCGTTGAATCAGATAACAAAAAACTGCTGTTAGACGGTGATTTGCTATATATCGAAGATAATAAGGGTAGACGAAGAATAAACCTCGGAAATATGGACGGTGCGTTCGTTTTTCAGATATTCAATCAGTTGTCGGAGAAAACCATTGAAATGGACGATGACGGTAATGTTACTATAACAGGTGTATTTGCCACAGGCACAGATAAAAACGCAAGAACAGTTATAGATAAGAATGGTATTCAAAGTTACGACGCTGACGGCAATAAATACGGCTTGTGGTGTAATGCACCGAGTAGCAACGATATGAGATATACTGATTTTAATTTATACTATAATAATAAGTGTATTTTTCAAATATACAACGCTATATCGGGAATTTTGTTAAGAACGTATGGATTAGACATACTTAGTTCGGGAAATGGCACGACAGTCGGCAAAAATAAGTGGAAGTTTGAACAAGGAGCAAGCGGAACATTTCAAACGGCAGACGGAAAAACTGTAACAGTTTCGGGCGGACTTATAACAGATATTTCATAAAAATATTTACAAAAATCTTCCTTTGTGGTACAATTTAGGTATTACAAAGGAGGTATTTTTTATGAAAGGGAATATGAAAAGTTTTATATGCGGTATGCTCGTTATGGGTGTTATATCGTGTGCGGGAGCATACGCGGCTGACGTATGGCAGAATATAAATGTTTTACCGAATACAATAAAAGTTGTGGTAGACGGTAAAGCGGTACAAGCCGACAATTTCCTATACAACGATACAACATACTTGCCGATAAGGGCAGTGAGTGAAGCATTAGGAAAAGACGTACAGTATGATAACCAAACAAGCACCGCCACAATATCAGAAAAGAAAGAAGATGATAATATGGCAGTTACAAGTAAATACACTCCACCGACAGAGTATATAAACGACTCTGCTTTCATTACTCAAAAAGACGGTGTATACTATGCGTTGATTAATTTTGTGGCGACTAAAATTCAAGACGCAGGATATAAATTTGACTACGACTACGATACAAAAACATTTAAAGCCGTAAGCGGTGATAATGTGATTTATACGGGCAAAACAACGGTTATGGATTCAGATGAAGTTATCCCGTACGACCAATTTGTCGACGAGATACAGCCGTTGTTGAAGTAAAAAACAAAATCTTGCAAATAACGACAAAATATGATTTTATCAAGAAAGGCACTTGCCAAAACGGTGAGTGCTTTTTTCGTACAAAAAATGAGGTGACACAATGTACAGACGAATACCACCATAGCACGCTTACGGCGTGTTTTTTTAATACCAAAATCCCAATTAATTACGATTAGAAAGGAATGATAAAATGAAATTAAATTTTAATTTTAGCGGAAAAACGCTGTTAAAGGATTGGTGGAAGATTGTTCGTGATAATTTCACGGCAATTCAAACTGACCACAACACACTGTCCGACAAATTGGACACAGAAATCACGCAACGCACCAACGCTGATGTAGGTTTGGCAGACAAAATCACCGCCGAAACCAAGGCGAGGGAAAGTGCGGATAGTTCGTTAAGCAGTCGCATAAACAACGAAGTGACAATACGACAGGCGGCGGATAATGAACTGCAACGAAATATTGACAGTGAAATCACCGAAAGGCAGACGGCAGACAGCAAAAAGGCTGACAAAACAGAGTTGTACGGCACTGATGATACAACAAAGCATACTGTTACATATTCATTGACTGCGGCGGATATGGCTGTCAGTATCGACGCAGGACACAGTATAGGCACGGTTACAGTATCGGGTAACACGGTTAAATCAAAAATCCTGTTAGACGGTTATTCAATACAGGCGGCGGATTTATCAGCAACGTTCGGTTGCGGAAAAGGTGAGGACGGCGACAAATATATTTGTATATATTATTCACCTGAAACAGGTACGCTGACAATGACGGTTGAAGATGTTGAAACGTCACCGGAAGAGGGAACTATCGCATTAATGACGGTAGGATATAACACCGCAACAGTAACAACAATGTACAACAGGGCGCAAACGTTTACAGGTATCAACAATTTGAACGGACTAAAAACCAATAATAAAAATTCATTTTTGGCGGCGGTCAATGAAATTGCAACAAAACTGACAACTGAAATTTCAGACAGAGAGGACGTAGAATATTCACTGACTGAAAAAATCATTACTGAAATTTCAGACCGACAGGCGGCGGACAACGAGTTGAAAGCAAAAATATCAGATATAAATACAGAACTGACAACGGATAACCTGTTTTATGATTTATCTAAATACGTCAACAGTGACAACACATTAGTCACTGACGACAGCGGTGTACAGTATTTGTCATATTCGGGTTCGTTTGAAAACGGAACGTATTTGTATCATAATTTTGTTGTTGATAATTTCCGCCGTAAACCGAAAACAGAAACCACATTAGAATTGACATTCAATGTGGCGTCACGTCATATAGCTGGGGACGGTTGCGACAGTGGCGGTTTGAATATAGGCGAAACAGACGTATTGATTACATACACTGATACAACAACAGAAACATTCGGACAGTCATATTACACAGCAACCGATACCGGTGATAAAACAATCACGATAAACGGCACATCAGAAACGTATAAAACAACGAAATTTAAAATTGAAATCCCTGTAAACAAAGAAATTAAATCAATTTCATTCCGAATTGTATCGGATAACTATTATACAAACGGTGATCCGACGGGCAATGTGTGTAAACAGAAAACATTAATACAGTCGGCCGTTTGTTATGATGATGAATGTGTGGCGGTATTGCGTGATGATCTTAACACGAATACATCAAAAATTACTGCCAATACAACAAAAATCACCGAAATTGATAAAACAGTTACAGACATTGCAAAACATCAAATATTTGTCGTGTGCGACGGCGACCACGACGAATTAAAGTTACAGGCGGCGATAGATAGTGCGCCGTATAAAAGTATTATATATCCTGTAGGTGAATTGTGCGTTATCACAAATGCAAATATGAAGTCGGGTTACGGAATGACGGGAACTAATAACGGTGTGGCAATTCCGTTGAAGGGCGGTATGTCGTTAGACGGTTCGATGTGCGATACAATTATGTTCAAAAACACAAATCCTGCTGAAAAACAGTATATTTTCCATTTGCCGGATGGCGCTAAAATGCAAAATGTAAAATTTACAGAGGACACGGACACTGTAACGGCGGACACAGTAAATCCGACAGTATTATCAGCGCAAAGTAGTTCACAGATAATATCCTGTACATTCTACGATATATTCAGTACACATCAATTCGGTGTATCAACGTTTGAAATGAGCAACGTTCTGTTTTTGAACAACGTCATAGATACGTTCGCAGGTGCACCGGCAAATAATTTGACATACGAAATAAAAATCGCAGGCAATTCGTTTGTTATGGGTAACAAATTTTTGAATTTCACGCAAAAAGAACAATCGTTAGGATATATGCTACAGGCGTCAACCGTTATATTTGTAAACAATTATATGTCCGGTTTTACAAATTGCAGTATTGATATAGGCAAAAAAATAGTAGGCAATATATTTAAAACGTTTACTGATTGCAGTATCGATATAAATGGCGAAATTTCGGACAATGAATTTGCAGCAATTACACAGAACACAAAAACACCGTTTATATACACCAAGGGGATTACATTAATCAGCGGAAACAGAATGCCTGTTATAAAAATTAATTCCGAATATATCGATTTTATCGAATGCGGAAATTATGCCGTTATATGCGGAAATTATATGCACATTTCCGCAGGCCCTACGTCGGGACAGTGTAATCTAATATCAGCCAGCAGTCAGACGCTGATAGCAGATAATATATTTAGGACAACGGCGTCTGTAACGGCAAATGCAGATTTTTCAATTATATACAGCGACGGTAAAACAGTAGTCAAAAATAACGTGACAAACGCAACATCAATCGGAACGTTCGGCGATACGTGCGTTGTTGACGGAAATGTGACAGGGTGGTGATATTATGTACAAATTTTATAGTAAAAACGGAACAGCACAATTTTATGAACGCGGTGTTGAAATTGACGGCACGGTGTACGGAATACATACCGACAGGGATATATTGCGTATAAAACGCAGTGTTGTAAATAACAAATTCGCCGAAACTGACGACAATTTCGATATGGACACAGAAATCGCAAAAATTCAGCATACGAGCATCACATTTAAACAGCCAACTTCAGAACAACTGTCACAGATACAGTCAAAAACATTTGACAGTATGTCGGATATGAAACAGCACGTTCAGTCTGTTATGAACGGTGACGAAATGTCGCAGGACGAAATAAACGCAATGCTGATGTTGCAGATTGCGGAACTGAAAGCAGGTGTTGACGGTGAATAAAACATTGATAAAAAAATACTATCAAATGGGTATTTACAAAGAAAAACATTTAGATATATTCGTCAAAGCGGGATATATCACAGAAGACGACAAAAAAGAAATTATGGAGGGCTGATATGGAGGCAGAAAATGAAAAAGAAGTATGGGAACGGCTGACGGCAGTGGAACAGTCCACGAAGTCGGCACACCACAGAATTGACACGTTGGACAAGTTGACCGAAAGCGTCCACATCATAGCCACAGAAACAAAGGCTATGCGTGAAGATGTGAATGACATCACGGAACGTGTGGACGAAATAGAAAAACGTCCTACAAAGCGATACGAAACGGTAGTTACCGCCATTATTACGGCAATAGTGGGCGGTTTGATAGGTTATTTTGTTAAAATGTTGGGTTTTTAGTATTTTAAAATTTAGGAGGTATGTAAAAATGAAAGATTGGTTTAAAGCGGCAGGAATAAGAGCAATCAAGACGATTGCACAGACAGCGATTGCGACAATCGGTACGGCCGCCGTACTGGGTGACGTCAACTGGGTAATGGTTGCGTCAGCGGCGGCATTGGCAGGCGTGCTGTCATTGTTGACATCAGTTGCGACGGGATTGCCAGAGGTAAACAACGAAAAGGAGTGATTGAATATGACGGATAAAATTTTTATAAATGCAGTAAAAACATTAATCGCAAACTATTTTAACAATAATGTTGATGTGACAGACGGTAAGAAAATCACCGCAGACGATGTATATATCGTTTGGAGCTGTAAGACGCTACAGAATTTTAAAGCATTAGCGTCAACAACCGTATCGGACGGAATGTATTATGAAATTACATACAACGGCGATAAAAACGAGATATATTTTGACGCGTACAAGAAGTGGAAAAATATGACGGTAAAGGAGTGGTAATTTATGCGCATTGGAATTAATTGTGGACATACCGTAAGCGGACAAGTCGGTTGTGGCGCGGTAGACTACATAGACGAAAGCGTGGAGGCACGAAATGTCGGTTATGCACTTGAAGATTTACTTAAAAAAGCAGGTCATACAGTATATGACTGTACAAACGATTACGCACCGACAGTAAGTTCAAATTTAAAACAGATAGTTGATATGGCAAATTCACAGTCACTTGACTTGTTTGTATCAATTCACTTTAACAGTGGCGGTGGGCAAGGTACAGAGGTGTGGACTTACGGCGGCAAAAAGTTTGATGAGGCAACAAATACTTGCAAGGCAATAAGTGAATTGGGTTTTAAAAACAGAGGCATTAAAGACGGCTCTAAGCTGTATGTGGTACATCACAGTGACGCGAAAGCTATGCTTGTAGAAGTGTGTTTTGTTGATACGGACGACGCAGAAAAATATAAAAAGATTGGTGCGGCAGAGTTCGCAAAAGCAATTTTCAAAGGAATAACAGGGCAGGAAACAGAAAGCGAGGATTTAACAATGTCACAATATACAGAATTAAAAGAATTAATCGAAAAACAGGCGGCGGAAATTGCCGATTTAAAAAACATCAACAAACAGTTGGTAAACGTAGTCCAAACTACAATGGTATACGATTTCAATGATGACAATATGCCACCGTGGGCGCGTCCTGCGGTGCAGGCGGCTATGGACTGTGGTGCGGTACAAGGTGATGAACAGGGCAGACTGGGTTTGTCCTACAAAGATTTACGCGCTATTGCACGTGAATATCGTTGCGGATTGTATAATAAATAGGATAAAAAAATAGGTGGCTACGTGCCACCTATTTTTTATTTGTTTTCGTTTATGCGGTTTATTGCGTCAAGCAACAATTTCTCAGCCCAAGCTGGCGGTTGACGGTCCCCTTTTTCCCAATGGGCGAGAGTACCTAAAGGGATTTCAAACCGTCTTGACAATTCCGCCTGCGTCAGACCTGCCGCAAGTCGAGCTTGTTTTATTTTACAATCCAT